AAGAACGCACACGTAACTGGAGTTGGCCGGTGCCGTCACTGTAATTGTAGTGGTAGCCCAGCCCGAAGCTACACTTGTGGATGTACCTGGGCCACTTCCAGCTTGCGTTGCGCCGTCCGCTTCGTAAAACAGGATCTTGAAATTGATTGTGCTCCCACCGCACAGCGCCACCGTAGCGGTAAAGTTCTGCCCAGCCTTGCACGGTACAAGATTCGATATCGCCGCCGTTGTGGTGCCAAGCACCTCCAAGCAGTTTGATCCGCTGGTATAAGCGATGCCGACGCCGCCTGTCAATGACGTAGTTGCCGTAATGGGCACCACGCGAGCGACAGCAGAGTTGATAATCACACGGGCCGAGATAAGGTTAGATGAATTACTGGACCAGTTTCCGATGGCCGGTTCAGTGTATGCGCCGGATGGTATTGTGGCCGCGAAGATTCCGTCGCCTAGTAGGTTGTTTGCCGCGCCGGTCGCCCCTAACTGGCCATTAACATAGCCTATCCCGGGACCAGCTTGTGTTGATGCGCGAAATGGGCGCAGCGCGGTGGATATCTGTTGCTCTACCGCAAACGGATTGTACGGGGCACTTACCAGTCCTGGTGTACTGTCGGATGAGACGCTGTTGTAGACCGGCCAGGAGTTCGGCGTCCCGTTGTTACTGATGGTATCCATGAGATACCAGTAAACGGATGGTCCACCCATAGGTTCGGGATCGGAGACAGCCGCGTTTGTGAAGTAGAACAGATCCCCCATGTGGCCATTGCATCCGGCTCCGTTGATATCTAACACGTATTCGTTAAGGGTTGGAGGGGAAGCCGGGTTTAACGTCCAGCCGGGAATGTTCGGCGTTGCCTGCTGGGCGGTGACCTGCCATTGCTGCCGTCCGCACTGGTCGCACCATCCTGAGGTCTCAGAAACCCACGCGCTGCCATTCCATCCCGCCGTAATCACAAAAGCGTAGCCGGGATTTGTACCTGAGCTAGTCGGACCCAAGATCCATACTGTGTCGCCCACGGTGATGTTCCCGCCGCGAGACTGAAGCGTAACAAACGCCACACCGCTTCCGGGAGTAGGCCAAACCGCGCCGCCCCCGCTGCAAGGAGGTACAGGGGCGGTAAGTTGGCACGCGCTTCCATCTGGCGTCCATGAAGACACGCCGTATAGTGTACCGGCTACCAGCACGTATCCACATCCGGCAACAGACGCAAGCGCAGGATTGAAGGGATTGTTGAGCGGGTCTTTGATTACGGAAATTGCCCCGTTACTTCCCACTGTGCAGGTGTAGTTGGACCAACCGGCGCAGGCGGCGGCAGAAGTGGTACGGGGCTGAGTAACGTAGATGCCGAAGTTGGCGCTAGCCGCACAAGACACCACGCCATAGTTAGAGATGTTGCCAGGAATCGCACAGAGCACCATCGTCTCGCAAACGATTGCTTGGGCCTTAGCAGCGAGAGCGGAAGACGGGAGCGTGGCGTCCGCTGCTATCACCCAAGATTCATCTCCAGGCTGGCCGGGTTGAGCAGCCCCGTATTCGATGGACACTGAAGAGATGACGGCGTTGGCTGATTCCTCTCCCGGAGGACCTAGCGGGACAATGGCAAGGGTAAGGGCGAGCGTAACCGCCGTAGACGCCGAATCCACTACATGCCCGGAGAAAGACGTATATACCCCAATTTCGGGCGGCGTCCCGTTCAATGTTCCCGCGCCCGTTCCGCTGGCGACAACGGACAGCCAACCGGGCGCGCCGATGAGAGAGTAGGTGTACCCCGGAGATCCCCCATCAGCGACGATGTAGCAGTTAGCTAAAGGTGCGGCAACCGGCTGGGTCCACTGCCCGCCAATCCCTAAACTAAGTGGAGCAGCCCCGCCTCCGCCACCGACGTTGAGCGTGCAAACGCAACTCGCTGTGGCCGATAGCGAATCAGTGACGTGGCCCGTGAATGTGTAGGTTCCGGCCGCCGCGGACTGGCCAGCGCCAATGATGCCCGTGGCGGTATTCACCGTGATCCCGGCCGGCAAGCCTGTCTGCCCGCCTGCCGTCGTAACGCCGTACAGCGTATACGTGCCGCTGCCGCCCGACGCCACGATGGCGCAGCCGGCAAAGTTCACGCCAGCAAGCTGCGTCGCACCAGTGAAGGCCAGGCTCAGCGCGCCGACGGAACCACTGCTAGCGGGATACTTTGAAACGATCTTAAGCATCGGTTATCCGCTGAAAGTAAAGGACGCTCCCGGCGTCGTGCCTGATGTCCAAGTGGTCGTGCCATCGCTGAAAGGCTCGGCTGCATAAGTCGTGCCGTTGTAGACCCCGCCGGCCCAGGAGTTTGCCGTCGCCGAGTTGACGCTATTGTTTGTCGCCACGATGACGAAAAGCTGATTCGTTACCACAGCGTCCGGCAGGCAGTCGTAGATCACATTCCCCGCGGTACAATCGCAGTTTACCAGGCGGTCGGATGGAAGCATCTGGTAGGTCCCGGCGGTCAGCAAGCGCGTCGTTTGCGCCGCCGGCACCCACAATAGGCGAATCGGAGCGTTCGCAGCATCATAGCCGCCTTCGCTATCGACGGTGAGCCCCTGGATGGCCACTACGGTCCCGTTCCAGGATGACTGCGCCGCAGCCGCCGTGGCGAACTCGGTTAGATTCAACGTGGTGAGCAGGTTGTTGAATCCCGCGTAGGAGTTCATTGGCCCGGCCGGAACGGGGAATTGCTGCACTGTTTGCGCCACGATGATGATAATGCTGGTCGAATCCGGCGACGTTTCCCACGGCTGGGCCAGAACAATCGGGCCGTTTCCGCTGCCATTGCTCAGGATCAGATTTGGCGGCTGGCCAGCGCCCGTGCCACGGATGATCCACGCCGCAGCTCCGCTCTCCGCATTGGTAGCAAACCCAGTCGGCTCATAACAGTTAGTGACCAGCGTGTCGACGAAGCTTGTGGGCGTGATCGAACTCGCCTGGAAACTCATCGTGAGCAAGTCGCCTGCGTTCACAATCCCTGTCGGATCCACGCTCAGGCCGAGCGTCACTACTCCGCTGGTGATCGAAGCCGAAGTGATCGTGGCATCGTAGACAGGCACCGCCACGCCGGCCGCATACGTCCAAATGAGCGACAGCACGCGCCCGACCCAAGTGCTTACCGTGCCCGATGCGCCGCCGAATTGCAGCGAGAAAGACCCGACGCCTCCGGGAATGACTTGTTCGGCCCAGACTCCAGAGTGCCGCGTAAGCGTGACTTGGAACTGTAGATTATTGAACTGCGTGTCCGGCGGACCAATGTACTTGCCCGCGATCGCTGTCAGGTCGTAATTGGCCACTCCGGTTGTCGCGCCGCCCGCGCCGGGCGCCGCCTCATAGTGGAACGGATGCGTCGCGTCCGGACTTGCCACGAACACGTTGCCACCGTAGGCGCCAGCCGGCCATGTGACGTTGTAGACGATTTCGCTGCTGCCGGATGCCGCCACGACCTCGACGATGCCCGACAGCGGCGTCTCCAGGCCGTTGATTGCCGCGTCGAAGGCGTCTACCGCCAGCGCGTAGGTGCCGGCCGCCACGGAGCCGCCAGACGATAGTACGGCCGTGCCCGTGGCGCCGCCGCCGGTGCCTGCCGGATCCACGTAGGACACGCCTGGCGCACTGCCGTAGCCGCTGGAACCGTCCGTCATGATGGAGTTGATCACGACTCCATTGACGACCACCGCATAGCCGGCCGCCGCGCCGCTGCCGAAGGTGAGCGGAAACGTCCCGCTGCCGCCATTCAGATATTCAGAGCCGCCGACCGTCGTGTTCACCCACTTGACGCCACCGCTCACGACCGCCATGGCCGAGTTCAGCACGGGTGCGCTGATGAGGTTCGTGAAGGCGTTTAGCGGCGGGTTGCCATAGATCGAGACGGCAGGAACAAGAGCGCCATTGTTGATGGCCAGCAGGCTCGGAAGCATGCCGAAGGTCTCGGCCGTGTTGATGGGGTCTCCTGACGGCGCGCTGGTGTTGCCTGGTGCCCAGGGAAACGGCGTCCGCGGGCCAGCGACGAAGTAGGGGTAGGGCGCTACGTTAGCGATATTCTCCAGGCTGCCGCCCGCCTGATTGAACGAGCAGAACTTGAAATAGACGGTCTTTCCGATGACGCTGGTGGGATACGCCCACTGAAACATGGTGCTGGGCACGCAGAATGGCGCCCCGCTCGGATGCGCGCAATCGATCGAATTGTAAACGCCGCGGCGCAGGTAGGTCAGGCCGTAAGCGTTCGGGCTGGTCAGCGTGGCCGTCTCGTAGGATAGCAATTCGTTCTCGACGGCGATGAGCGACTGAAAGGCGTCCGCTTCCGCCTGCGTGTAATCCGCCAGATCGCCGTAGCTCTCCGTCAGGTCGATCGCGAGCGTGTCCGTCGTATCCGGGTCCGCGCCCGCCGGCAGGGCGGCCGTGAGCACGCCCATCGTGCTCGGGTTGGCTTGCGTGCCCAGGGCGTTGTAGGTATCGCCGCCATCGGTCGAGACGTACACTTGGCAACCGCCCCAATTCTGCGAACCAGACAGCGCGATGCCCAGCACGTAATCGTTGCCCTGTTCCGTCTCGGGCGCGAGCTGGACGAACTGCGGCTGGTTGACACTGCCCGGATTGGCGAAATAGCCAGGCCCGAACGCTGCATTGACTTGTTTGCCGTACTCTGTCGGGCCGGCCGTGCCCCAGGGGAAATCCTCGGCCGTGATCTCCAGTTGGAGCTTATCGTTCTCCTCGATCGACAGGATGCGGACTGGGTATTTATTGAATCCAAGGTAGTTGCTGGTGATGGTCCCCAAGTCCATCGGATCTACCTGCATGTAATAAATGGGAACCGTGAACGTGTATTCGTTGAGCTTATAGACCCAGTTCTTTACGAGAGTCGAAGCGACCTTTTGCGCCGTGGTCTGGTTGCATATCGCGTGGTAAGAGCGGCTTTCCGACCGGACACTGTACTGGTTGACGGCCCAGTCGATCTGCTCGGCGACTGGCTCCGCGGTGTAGGCGTTGGCGCGGTTGAGCCATTCGACGGTCGCGCGGTTGTTGGCGTCGCGAATAGATTTCCGCTTGATCTTGATCGGCGCCTCGCCAGGGCCGCAGATGAAGTCGTCGTTGTCGAAATCGAAGACAGGATTTGTTTGCGGCGTAAAAGTCGCGCCGTTGCCAACAGCCGTTGTGTCTCCGTAGCTCGCGCACTTCAGCAGGCCCTCACTCCAGAAACCCTCGCAGTTGGACAGCTCCGTGATGTCCTTCAGAAAGCTGGCGGCCGTGCGCTGCTCATCCAGGTACGGACTGACGAATATCGAGTTCGACGCGCAGTAGGTCCACATCTGCGAAGCGACGCCCCATCCGTAGTTGACGTTCGTGGCCGGTAGGTCCGCGGCGGTCCATCCCGGCACGCCGTAGAGCGGGTTAACCAGGAAGTCGGTCACAACATCGGCCGGATCCCAGTCGACGATCCCGCCACCGAAGCTGCCCTTCTGGACTTCGAAGACCAGATTGGGCACCATGCCGGACGTGCCCAGAATAAGCTCCCAGGCGAGCACGTAGGCGAGTTGGCTGTAACCGAGTGCCTGGTTTGGCGTGTAGGCGGTGACGTAGCTCGAAGGCGACTGGCCTTGCGCGCCTTCGAATAGCTCCAGGTTGAGGTGTGTGAGCGTGTCGTCGGTCGTGGAAGTGTTCGTGTTCTCCCACATGTACTGGATCTGGACGAATTTGCCGTTGTCGGAGGAACTGAAGCCGTAGACAACCGGCTGGTTTGATCCAGATGGCCATGTCAGTGTGTACTCGCCAGCCGACGGGCTGCCCGCGACCAGCGTCATCGGCACCCACATATTTCCAGACAGGTTCGACGGGCTGGGCGATCCGTAGTCGTTCACCTGCTGGCTGTACGCTTCCTGGTACGCCACGCCATTGTTGATCGCGTAGGCGCCAGGGCCGTTCTGGCCGACGGTGGTCGGGGAATTCGCCGGGATCTTCGAGCCGTAGGTATAAGGCGACGTGATCGTGTAATACTCTGTCGCCGGCTGGAGCGTGTATTCGTCCTTGTTGCTCCAGATGTTGAGGATGCCGGCCTGCTGGCCGTTGGTGGGCGCCGCATCGAGCGGACCTTCGCAGAGGCCGTAAAGCAGGCTGACAAAATAGTTGAATTGTTGGGCGCCGCCCTTGCCTCCTGAGCCCTTTAGTTTACCGCCGCTGACAGGCGTGGCTTGCCAGTTGCCCGACCAAATTACGTTTCCTGGGGCGCGGAAGCGTCCCCAGCCAAGCGCGCGGGGGCGACCCTGGCAGGAGGTCGAGACTTGGATCCCGAATAACCTTGAATTAAGGTTCTGCTGGCCCTGCGGTTTGGGTGAAAATAAAGACACTGTGTTAACCTGGAAAACGTAGCCGGATGAGACAAACGGTGAGTCTGACGGTTTGCGAAAAGCCGGTTATGGCGTCCGTCGATGGATTTCGGCGGTCTTGGCGGTTCGACTCCGCGCCCGGCTACCTCACCACGGCGAATAGAACGATAATTGCCCGCAACGCCACCGCCCCAGCAACCGTCGATCAATATCTTGAACCATGACCGGGTGTCCCTCCATGCAGTGCAGCATCGTGAAACCGAGGGGCGGTGTTGTCGGCGCAGTGAGCACCATACCCACGTGACCGATCGATCTTCCAATTACGAAGGTTGCCAGATCGGCCGGCTGCGGTGTCTCGACTTCGTGCGCGAACTGTAGGATGAATTTCAGGTAGCGGTCATCGCCCTTGTTTAGATGCCAGCCGCGCGGCAGAATGGGAAGCTCCTCGGCGGCCGGGAGTTGTACACCAGCCTTCGACCATGCACTGAAAATCAGACGCCCGCAGTCACAATAACTGGTGTCGGGAGATGGTCCGCGAACCAAGGCATTTAAGGAAAAGCGAGCGCCCTGCCACGAAAGACCCTCGTTAATGGCCGCCGCGCGCGCTTCGGCGATTTCGCGAGAGGCCAATCCGGACAGAACAGAAGGCATCGGTCTACAAGGTCTGCCACGGAAGTGGCAGGTATGGTGTTGAGCCGTGGTTAGTTAGGTTATTGAACTTGAACTGGCAAGTGTTCTTGTCACGGGCGCATCCAGGATAAATTGCGAAGGTGTCGCCCGGTGCCGGCACGTACGGCAACGGCGGCACCACGGCGACAGCGCCAGGCGTGATGCCGTAAGCAGCCACGTTGCGCGACACGCCCTGATTCTGTCCGGATGTGAAGATGATCGTACCGAGCGCGAAGTAGCCCGAATTATTGATGAGTGGCGGTGGCGGCCCTTGAAGCAATCCCTGAGGATTTTCCAACCAAACCACATTAGTGTACGGTCCGGGATAGGGACCGCTGGAATCGTTTGCAGAAATTGAAAAGGTCGGGGTGAACGGCCATGGATTCAGCGTAAATCCTATTCCCGCTGCCTGGAGTTGCTCGCCGCCAGGGGAAAGCCCAACGTAGAGATTCAGGCCGATCAACTGAATCCACCATGCAACCCCAGACCCAGGAGTATGTCCTACATTCGATCCGTAAAGCGATTCCCAGTAGTGGCCTCCGGAACTAACTATGGCACCGGCCGCATAAGTCGTTCCGCTGCTGTACGCACCAATTACACCACCCGAGGCATTCGGGGCACTAACCCATACCTGAAAGGCTCTGCTTTTCACCAGCACCGATGATTCCGGGCCGGGGGTACTTTCGCCGTTCGCACTCACAGCCGTCCAGACAGCGTAATATGTTTGAGGCGCGGCGAGATTCACCCCAGACATTGGCACAGAGCCAACAATTCCAAGACCGACAGGCTCTGTGCCGTAGGGAAATATCAGCGGCGGAGGCGTGGGTCCGGCTTGCGAGAGCGCCGTATTGATGACCGATGCGGTAGAGCCAGACTGCGCAGTTCCGGTCACCGTCAATGTCGCCAGATCAATCGTACAGCCCGCGTCGCCCAGTGTGTGAAAGCAACCGGGCCCGTACAGATTGTACGGCATCTGGATGTTCAGCAATTCCGTCTTGCTGT